ATGCAATTTTCAATGTTTACCCATGGAGTGTATTGATTCCTGCAAACATTGAGTTCAGTGCAAAGACTCAAGATTGTCAACCACCTTTAGTAAGTGAGTTACAAAGGTTATATGTGGTACCATCTTTTGGTTCAAACATCAATGAATCTGAACCTGCTTTGGTGAATCCTGAAGGAATTGAAAAAGGTTATACCTTCGTAGGAAATAAAGCAGTATTTAATGGTTCTGCTAGATTGTTTTGGTCCACATCAAACTTTGGATATTTTGATACATCAAAGATAAAACAACCCAAATACGATGAATACTTAAACACATATCAACCAAATGCGATTGAAATGGTTCCGTTCAGGTTCTCGGAATTGGAAAACTACATGAAGATTGATGACGTTTTCGGTGTTTTTGAAAAGAATATTTTGGATAGATTTGAAGAAGAGTTTTTAAAATTCAGTAAACCTGTTTCAGATATCACAGATACAAGTGTTGCATCGTATAACAATCTTCCTTCAGAAGCAAATGATGTTTTTAGAAACTTTCAGTTGCTGTTCAAAAACATGATGTTGGTCAAGCCTAATACATCGAATATACCACAAGAAACCTTTTTCACAAAGACAATTGGAGAACAATTTGATGTTGTTAATAATCAACTTTCTACTTTTATGGAATATGATATTGTATTCAAATATGGTAATCCTTCTGAATACAATAGGAGAATTTTTGCATCTTTCCTTTCACATAATACAACACCACAACTTGTAGACCCGATAAACTTTGAACCTTATGTTAGAGGTACACTACCCATAACAGGAGGAATAACCCTCGAATTATCTAAACAACAATACCCCAAAGAATGGTTGGAATTAGAATTACAAGTTGGTTTTTCAACTATAGAAGCTTTGAGGTACAAAGACCAAGGTTCTTATATTACAGATTTCTTTATTGATAATAACATTAAATTTTCAGTACCAAATATTCAGATACTCGCGCCTATTATAAAGATGTATGCGACTCAAAAACTACAATCTATCACTGTTGGAGGATTCAGAGTTAGACTTCAACAATATATTGACCAATGCCAAAGTCTACAGGATTTATTCATAAACGGTGTGATGAACAACTTGAGACTAAATTTAAGTGGACAAACTCAAATTCAAGAAACAACAAAACAATCAGTTGTTGACGGACAACAATCTAAGGTAACAATATATGAGACATTCAAAGCACTAAATGACAAATGGATTGCTGGAGGAGATTACGAAAGTAAAACAATATTTGAAGACATACTTTTTTTAGATAGAGCTTCGAGGAACATAGGTGACGATTTACTAATTGACGTTTTTAGACTCAAAAGCATGTTATCAACAAGTTCCATGAACGAAGTCATGAGTGTTTATACACTTCTAGCGGGTATATTGATTGACAATAATTTTTCAATCATGAATCTACCGGCATATGTTAATTTTTATAACGTTCAAGATGTTGATGGAATCTCGAATAGGAAACCTGAAGGGACCTTGAATTTTGCTAACAACCTATGGGGAACTTTCTTGAGTGTTGACTATAGAGATTCAGGTCCGAAAATGGTTTGTTTCTTTACAGGCAAACCATCTAATTATTTGGAATTACCCGACAACAACTATTATAGATTCAAAACAGATGCTTTCGATTTGAGGAGGGCTTCAGATAATCCATTAGTTGAAAATCAACAGGGAAAAACAGATTGGGGATTATCTAATAGATGTGTTGGATTTAACGTTGATATTGGAGTAAGAAATCAAAATATATTTTATTCATTTCAAGTCGGACAAGATTCCGGTAAAGCGACCGCTGAAGCCATTGCACAAGTATATAACATGGCAACACTATCAAGTGGTCTTGGGAATGCAACACAGAACGTAGGATTATATAATTTATATAATCAGAGAAGCTATCCTTGTACGGTAATATCATTAGGTAATGCGATGATTCAACCCACTATGTATTTTAACCTGAGACATGTTCCCATGTTCAACGGACCGTATATGATTCAAGAGGTTACTCATACTATAACACCAGGTTCATTCCAAACACAATTCAACGGAATAAGACAAGCAGTATTTGATTATCCGCAAATTGACAAATACCTTCAGAGTATAAATCAAAACTTGCTAACAAAGGTAGAGGCTCTTGTAAAAAATAGTTCGGAAAAACCTGCAGTACCACCAATAACAGACCAAGGGAAAGGAGCTAAAAAACCTTCAGATTCTAAACAAACACCAAGTCCTGAGAATGCATGTACGTCTAATGTTTTAGCCGAATATTTGAATAACCAATTCATTAGTGAAAAATTTGTTCAATCCGCCATAACACCTCAAGAAATGATAACCACAATAAATGATGTGCTTATAAAGAAAAATGTTACGGACATGAACATGAAAGCAATCATTTATTCTATTTGTTATGTTACAACCTTCCAAGGGAATAAGTTTATTGGATACGGAAACAACTACAGTGCTGAAATCAATCTTGGAGTTAACTTTTCTCCAACATACCAAGAATATTTCGAAAAAATTTATATGTGTGTAAAACCTGAAGGAAGTGTAGAGAGTTATCCTTGGGCCGTGTTCAGTTCAGCTAGTAAGTTTGTTGAATTTTTATATGAAAGATTAAGACTGAGACGAAGTTTCATCGAGAAAGAAGGTTTATGGCTATTCTACAATTGTAACTTTCCAAACACTAATACTTCAATTAGTGAAGCAAACTTTTATTCGGGGAAAACGACTAATGATAGGATAAAACAAAATGGAATAAGATTGAGAGAGGGACTAAACTCTTTTAACCAACTTGCATCAAATACTACGATAGGTGTACAACAAATTGACATTGATAAACTTTACCTTGGAACAGTTCAAACAAATAATCCTGAAAAACAAAAAGACCCAGCAAACAATCAAAATACAAGTACTTCAGGTCAACCAAAATGCTCACCTCCAACAATTATATCATTCTCACCTTCAGGTTCAACAACCTCAGGAACTTCGCCAGAAATAACCTTAACGGGAACAAATCTACTTGGTAACACGCAAGTATTTTTGAATGGGGCTAAAGCAGATATTAAGTTACTAAGTACGACTGGCATCACCTTTATACCAACAACAAAGGCGTCAAGTAAAATAAAAATTATAACGAGCGGTGGTACAATTGAAAGTACAGAACCTTTTGTTTTTGTCGATAATTCTAGTGCAGTCACCCAACAACCACCACCTCCGAACACTGTAGGGTCGGACAAAACCTTGTTCACGAACGCAGTTGCATTGGGTCAATCTACATTCACAATTGGATACCGAGACGGGTCTAAGTTGGGAGGTAGGTTTGCGCTTTTAAATGGTACTTTGAGTCAAAATTATGAAGTGAAGTTGTTCTTGAAAACATCACAAACAAGAGTTGAAATAAGTACTTTTGTAGTGAGTGGAGGAACACTAGACAAAGAAGTAAGTTATGGTGATTATATAAGTAAGAACAATGGATGGAAGGAAACGTTGTCGACAGCTTCGGAGAGTAACAACTTAAAATCGGTCAACTTTGAACTTACTGTACCGGCATTTGGAATTACAATCAATCGATTTAGAAGTATTATTCCTTTCGATTGTCCTGATGAGGATTATGTTGTTTATGATATTATTGATGTTGGAGAATTTGAAAGAATATTAAAAAATCCTTGTTGTGAGTGTTACTATACAGGAACGGGTGGTAAAGAAATTATTATAAATGGGGTGACATGTAATCCTACAGGTGCCGGATGTTAATATTTGATTCATCACGTATATTTATAGGAAACAAATTTTATGAATTTAAATAACGTTTTGAACAATTATTTGGGTAAACAAGTTAGGTTTAGTGAAGAGGATATGGGCAATGGAACCAAAGAAGTTTGTGATTTAGATACTGGTGATTGTTACATAGTAAGAGAAAAAGATGGATTGATTGAAAGAGCAGGACACCAAGTTTACACCAACAGAAAAGTTAAGGTAGAAACCGCAAGAGGTATTAAACAATTATTAAACGGATAAAAATGGGAATTGATAAGAAAATAATAAGTGAAATAGAAAGATATCATTTCATAAATAATTATGTGAATGAGCAAGTTGCTCCTGAAACAGCGGGTGCCGTACCGCCACCTCCACCAGCACCAGGTGCAGAGGTAGCAGCTCCAGCAGCAGGGACAACACCACAACCTGATGCGCCACCAACACCAATAGATGTTGAGGCAGACCCTGAAGTTGAAAAAATTGATGACAAGGGTGAGTCTGAAGAAACAGGCGGAGGTACTGAAGAATTGGATGTAACGGATTTAGTCAAGTCTCAAGAGACAATTGAGAAGAAGCAAGAGGACTACTTCAATAACTTATTTAGTCAAATAGAAAATTTAGAAAAGAAACTTTCCGAAATGGATTCTATTGTTAGTAAACTAAATTCACTTGAAAGTAAAATAGAAAAGTACAGAGAAAAGACTCCACAAGAAAAGTTAGAACTAAGAACATACGATTCATATCCATTTACTCAGAAACTTTCCGATTTTTTTGAAGACAAAAAAGAGGAAATGGAAAAGACAGGTAAAAAAGATTATGTTTTAACTTCCGACCAAGTCACAGATATTGTCGATAAACAGGTGAAAGACAGTTTTTTACCATCGTCGGAAAACGAATACTAATTTAGGAAGGTCACATAGGTGACCTTTTTTATTTGACAGATATCGAAATAGTGATTATATTTGTATTATAAATTTAAAATCATGAATACATTAGACGCCGTATTGGCACAGTACGAAAAATCAAAGCAATCGGGCGGGGCCCAATCCAACATGTCTCAAGAGGAAAGAATGAAAAAATACTTTGCTCTTATTTTGGGAGACAAAGAAAACTCAGGACAAAGAAGAATTCGAATCCTACCAACTAAAGACGGTTCTTCACCATTTGTTGAAGCTTGGTATCACGAAATCCAAGTAGGAGGTAAATGGCAAAAGTTCTACGACCCAGGAAAAAACGACAACGAACGTTCGCCTTTGAATGAAGTTTATGAAGAGCTTATTTCAACAGGTAAAGATTCTGACAAAGAATTAGCTAAACAATACAAGTCACGTAAGTTTTACATTGTAAAAGTGATAGATAGAGATAAGGAAGAAGAAGGGCCAAAGTTTTGGAGATTTAAGCACAACTACAAAAACGATGGTATCTTGGATAAGATTATTCCTATTTGGAGAAACAAGGGTGACATCACTGACCCTGAAAAAGGTCGTGACCTCATCATCGAGTTGACTAAGTCCAAAACTCCAAAAGGGAAAGAGTATACAACTGTATCAACAATTATGTACGACGACCCATCACCTGTTCACGAAGATAAAAAACAAGGTAAAGTTTGGGTTGATGATGAATTGACTTGGTTGGATGTTTATAGTAAAAAGCCTGTAGAGTATTTAGAGGCGATTGCAAGAGGTGAAACTCCAAGATGGGATAGTGAGAGAGGTGGGTACGTTTACGGTGATTCTACGGACTCTGAGACATCAATGGGTGGAAGTAAGAAAAGTTATGTAGACCCACAAGCGGATGCGGATGTTGATGGTGACTTACCATTCTAATTAAAATACAAAGGACATAGGTACTAAAATCAATTAGGTATCTATGTCCTTTTTTCAACTACAACTTATGGCAATAAAAAAAACTGAATTCAGCAGTCTTAAAAAAAAGTTTTCAACTTCAGCAAAATATAAACCACAGAGATTTTTAGACTTAGGTCAAGATTTCTTGGATGCTGTCGGTATACCTGGTCCTGCTATTGGACACATCAATATGTTTTTAGGGCACTCTGATACAGGAAAAACCACTGCGGCAGTCAAGTCTGCAGTTGATGCTCAAAAAAAAGGAATACTTCCTGTCTTCATAATCACAGAACAAAAATGGAGTTTTGACCATGCGAGACTAATGGGTTTCGATTGTGAAGAAGTACCCGATAAAGAAACGGGTGAGATGGATTGGGATGGATTTTTCCTTTTCAATAATAACTTTAGTTATATAGAACAAATTACTGATTACATAAATCAGTTGTTGGATGCTCAAGAAAAAGGAGAACTAAACTATAGTTTATGTTTCATTTGGGATTCAGTCGGTTCGGTTCCATGTAAAATGACTTATGAAGGTAAAGGAGGAAAGCAACATAATGCATCTGTATTATCGGATAAGATTGGTATGGGAATTAATCAGAGAATTTCAGGTTCGAGAAAGGCAGATACTGATTATGAAAACACACTTATTATTATCAATCAACCATGGGTTGAACTTCCGGATAATCCATTCGGTCAACCGAAAATTAAAGCTAAAGGTGGTGAATCCGTTTGGTTGAACTCATCATTAGTATTTTTATTTGGAAATCAAAAGGGTGCTGGTACAACTAAAATAACTGCGACAAAAGATAAGAGGAGTGTTAAATTTGCAATCAGGTCTAAAGTTTCCGTAATGAAGAACCATATAAATGGTCTAGGTTTCGATGATGGTAAGATTATTGTAACCCCACATGGATTTTTGGCGGGTAAAGATTCTACAGAAGAAAAGGCGTCCATTGAATCATATAAAAAAGAATATGCTGATTATTGGAAAGACATCATAGGAAGTGAAGGTGATTTTGATTTGAAGGAAGAAAAGGAAGATGTATAATAATATTACGTGACTGTGATTAAAACACTTTTAGTAGACGGTGATAATCTATTTAAAATAGGATTCCACGGTGTTAAAGATTTGTTTCATGAATCTGAACATGTTGGTGGAATCTTTCATTTTATCAATACCCTAAGAAAATTTTTAGAAGAACACAACCATGATAAAGTTGTGGTTTTTTGGGATGCAGAATCTAATTCTAGCGCGAGAAAGTTATTATATCCTGAATACAAGGCTAACCGTAGACAATCAATGATGGATTTTAAGTATGAGTCCTATCTTCAACAAAAACAACGAGTTAAACAATATCTCGAGGAAATTTTTGTTAGACAAGTTGAAATGTTTGGAAACGAAGCTGATGACCTAATAGCATACTATACTCAAATATGTGAGGACGAACAAGTCATAATATTTTCGGCGGACAAAGACCTAACGCAACTTATATCAGAAAAAGTCACTATCTATTCACCAATCCAAAAAAGATACTACAAGTTTGGCGACAAAATAAAGATGGGTTCCATCGATATTCCACATCAAAACGTAATGGTGTATAAAGTTCTGACTGGTGACAAATCGGATAACATCGATGGAATAAAACTTTTTGGTGAAAAAAGTATGTTGAAATTTTTCCCTCAGATGCTTGAAAAATCCTGCACTGTCGATGAAATAATTGATAATGCGCGAGAAATCGAGCAAACCGCAAAGGTTAAATTAATTACGAACCTATTGACAGGAACAACAAAAAGGGGTATACTTGGAGAAGAATTCTTTATTACTAACCAAAAACTTGTTGACTTACAACAACCTTTAATTTCCGATGAAGGAAAACAAATTGTCGAACAAATTCAAAATGATGTTTTTGACCCTGAAAATAGGGGCTATAAGAACTTGATGAAAATGATGGTTTCCGACGGACTATTCAAGTTTCTTCCCAAAAATGACGAAGCTTGGGTAACGTTTCTCAAACCATTCATGAAACTAATTAGAAAAGAAAAACGAAAAATTTAATAATCAAAAAAACAAAAAATGAACAGAGAACAGGAAATTACTAAATTAGAATTCCTACTAACATTGAATGACAACATTGTTGTACAGAGATTTTTCAACGTCAAAGGGTTTAACCCAAGGGCAAAAAATTCATTAGAGTTGTATGACTTTATGAAAAGAACTGCGGACACCCTAAAGTATGATTTGAAAATGAAGACCGTAATTTATATGATGGATAACAAAGAGTCAATTATGCATGACCCATCAGTTATGGAAACATCTTTCACCGATGGACCCGAGTATTTCAACCTTTATGTAAAATTTAACGAACAGACAATTTGTCATAGAATATTTGATGGAAAAATGTTCCCACCAAAAGTTCGTTATACAGTAGACGTTAGACCGTATTTGAAAGAAATTTTGAAAACCCTAACTGACATCTTTTCAGAAACCAAATTATCTTTTAAATATCTAGAATACGACTTGGCTAAGTAAGTATTTAATTAATAGAGGGGCTCAGTTCTACTATGAAAAATTTTGATTACCTCGGTAATACATTTCAGTTACAACTTATCAATCAGATTATTCTTGATAAGACTTTCTCATCCACAATAATGGATGTTTTAGAAAGTTCTTATTTTGACAACAAATACTTTAAAATCATTGTACAGATGGTTAAAGAGTATTACACGAAGTACGAGTCTACTCCTTCATTTGATACCTTAGAACAAATTGTAAAATCAGAAATTCAACAAGAGTTGGTCGCTAAAATTGTTTTAGACACACTAAAACAAATAAAGTCCGCACCTTTTGAGGGAGTCACTTTTGTTCAAGAAAAGGGATTAAAGTTCTGTAAACAACAGGAATTACAGAAGGCGATGGAGAAGGCCCAAAAAATCATCAACGAAGGTGATTTTGAATCTTACGACAAAGTGGAAACATTAGTTAGAGACGCTTTACAAGTTGGACAAACAAGTGATGGAATGTCCGATGTATTCTCTGATTTAGATACGGTATTAGACGAAGACTTCAGACATCCTATACCAATGGGAATACCAGGTATTGACCGTCTTTTGAAAGGGGGTTTAGCTAAAGGTGAGATTGGTGTGATTCTCGCACCAACGGGTGTTGGTAAAACAACAATTCTAACCAAGATAGCAAATACCGCATTTAATCATGGGTATAATGTTCTTCAGGTATTCTTTGAGGATAATCCTAAAATTATACAGAGAAAACATTTCACACTTTGGACAGGAATAGAACCAGATAATCTAGTTTTACATAAGGATAAAGTCATGGACAAAATCAATGAAATAAAAGATACCATGCAAAATAGACTTGTTCTTAGAAAACTACCATCTGATACAATGACGATGTTACAAATAAAGAATCAAGTAAGAAAGATGATTGCTGATGGAATCAAAATTGATTTGATTATGTTAGATTATATTGATTGTGTTTTACCTGAAAATCCAAACAAAGATGAATGGAAATCTGAAGGTTCCGTAATGAGACATTTTGAGGCGATGTGTCATGAACTCAGTTTAGTTGGATGGACTGCAACACAAGGTAATAGGTCTTCAATTTCCTCCGAAGTTGTAACTACCGACCAAATGGGCGGGTCAATCAAAAAGGCTCAAGTCGGTCACGTAATCATTTCTATTGCGAAGACACTACAACAGAAAGAAATGAACTTGGCAACTATTGCAATTACCAAATCACGATTAGGTAAAGATGGAGTTGTGTTCGAAAATTGTAAGTTTAATAACGAACTACTAGAGATTGATACAGAATCGTCTGTGACATTCTTAGGTTTTGAAGAACAACAAGAAGAAAAGAAAAGAGATAGAGTTAGAGAGTTACTTGATAAGAGAAAACAGAAAGAACAATCACAAAACACTTCCAACTAAATATCTACTTTTTCGAAAAAAAACTTACTTTTTTTTAATAAAAATAAGGGTCGTATATTGCACGACCCTATATTTATAACTAAAATCACCGAATTTTTTATAAAAACAAAAACAAAAAAAATTTAAAAAAATGGACATTTCAAACAGGATTCTCAGTGATATAACCGTGTATATGAAATACGCGAAGTATATTCCTGAATTGAACAGAAGAGAAACGTGGCAAGAGCTAGTCACAAGAAACATGGAGATGCATATCAAGCAATTTCCTAATTTAGAAAAAGAAATCAGAGAGAACTACATGTATGTATTTAAAAAACAAGTTCTTCCTTCAATGAGGTCAATGCAGTTCGCAGGTAAACCAATTGAAATCTCACCAAACAGAATTTATAACTGTGCTTTTGCACCAATTGATGATTGGAGAGTTTTTTCTGAAATCATGTTCTTGTTGTTAGGAGGTACGGGTGTGGGTTATTCTGTTCAAAAACATCATGTTGAAACGTTACCTGAAATACTTAAACCAAACAAAGAAAGAAAAAGGAGATGGTTAGTTGCAGACTCAATCGAAGGTTGGGCAGACGCTGTTAAAATTTTAGTAAAATCATATTTCTACGGTGGCTCTCATATTGAATTTGATTTCAGTGATATCAGACCTAAAGGTGCAAGATTGGTAACATCAGGTGGAAAGGCACCTGGTCCACAACCACTTAAGGAATGTCTCATTAAACTTGAAGGTATTTTAGATTCAAAAGATAATGGTGAGAAATTAAAAGCTATCGAAGTTCATGATATGGTATGTCATATTGCAGACGCAGTGTTGGCAGGTGGTATTAGAAGAGCGGCTTTGATTTCACTTTTCTCAGCAACTGATGATGAAATGATTGGTTGTAAATCAGGTGCTTGGTGGGAAACAAATCCACAAAGAGGTAGAGCAAATAACTCAGCTGTGTTGCTCCGACACAAAATAACAAAAGACTACTTCATGGACCTTTGGAAGAGAATTGAAGCTAGCGGAGCTGGTGAACCCGGTATTTATTTAACTAACGATAAAGATTGGGGAACTAATCCTTGTTGTGAAATTGCGCTTAGACCGTTCCAATTCTGTAATCTTACAGAAGTAAACGTATCTAACGTTGTATCACAAGAAGACTTTGAGGACAGAGTAAGAGCAGCGGCTTTCTGTGGGACACTTCAAGCAGGATACACAAACTTCCATTACTTAAGACCGATATGGCAAAGAACAACTGAGAAGGATGCTTTGATTGGTGTTTCTATGACAGGTATTGGTTCGGGGGCTGTTTTGAAGTTAGATATGAAATCTGCTTCAAAAATAGTTAAAGAAGAAAATAAAAGGGTTGCCGAACTACTAGGTATCAACCCTGCTGCGAGAACAACTACAGTCAAACCAGCAGGTACAACTTCACTCACTTTAGGTACTTCATCAGGAATCCACGCTTGGCACAACGACTATTATATCAGAAGAGTAAGAGTTGGTAAGAATGAGGCGATTTATACTTACTTAAAGGAAAATCATCCTGAGTTAGTTGAAGATGAATATTTTAGACCACACGACACTGCGGTTATCGGTATTCCACAAAAAGCACCTGAAGGGTCAATTCTAAGAAACGAGTCACCAATTCAACTATTAGATAGAGTTAAAAAGGTTCATGTTGATTGGATTAAACCTGGACATAGAAGTGGTAGTAATTCACATAATGTTTCAGCAACAGTATCAATTAGAGAACATGAATGGCCTGCTGTAGGTGAATGGATGTGGGAAAACAGAGACCACTATAATGGATTGTCAGTGTTACCTTATGATGGAGGAACATATATTCAAGCACCTTTTGAAGATTGTACAAAAGAAAGATATGAAGAGTTGATGCAAACTTTACACGAGGTTGATTTGTCTAAGATTGTTGAAATGGAAGATGAAACAGATTTGAGTGGTGAGTTAGCTTGTGCAGGTGGTGCTTGTGTTTTAGTATAATAACCTATGGAAAATACAAAAAAAGAAAGGGAGAATCCAAACGAGATTCTCCCTTCTGATTATTACATTGAAAATAATAGAGTAGTCTTCACTGAAGAGTATCATATCAAGAGAGGAACTTGTTGTGGTTCTCATGGTGGATGTAGACATTGTCCGTACGAACCTAAGGGTGTGAAAGGAAATACAACTTTAGTTGAAAAATAATCGTTATATATTTATGTAATATGGCAGATGGTACTACATACGGTCTTTATTTCCCGTTCCAAGATTCGAGAAGGGGTGACTACCTAGCTTTAACAGAATTTGACCAACAGGAAATAAGGTCTGACTTAATTCATTTACTCCTAACTAGGAAAGGGTCGAGGTATTTTTTACCAACTTTTGGGACAAGATTATATGAATATATTTTCGAACCATTTGACGGTTTAACATTTAGTGCAATTGAATCTGATATCAGGGACTCGGTGCAACAATTTTTACCTAACTTAATATTGAATAGTGTTTCAATAGAACCAATTACCCCTGAAGACCAAGTAGATGTTGATTACACAGGAACAGAAGGTAATAGACTTTGGGATATATATAGAGTTCCTGGTAAAGGAACATACGAATATACAGCAAAAGTTAGGATAGATTACTCAATAGGAGATTCGGTTTTTTCTCAGAGTGATTTTGTAATAATCAATATTTAATTAAGATGGCCAACAACAAAATTTCATATACAGTTAGAGATTACCAAGGTATTCGTGCTGAGTTAGTTAATTACGTCAGACAATATTATCCTGATTTAATACAAGATTTCAACGACGCATCTGTATTCTCAGTGTTCTTAGACTTAAATGCGGCTGTTGCTGACAACCTACATTATCATATCGATAGAAGTATTCAAGAAACAGTTCTTCAATATGCACAACAAAGGTCTTCTATATATAATATAGCTAGAACCTATGGTTTGAAAATACCAAACTTGAAACCGAGTGTTTCTTTGGTTGATTTTTCTATTACAGTACCTGTTTTTGGTGACAAAGAAGATGAAAGGTATTTAGGAACTTTAGTAAGAGGTTCACAAGTATCTGGTGCTGGAATCGTATTCGAAAATGTTTACGATGTAAACTTTGCTTCTCCATATAATTCCCAAGGGTTTCCGAATAGATTAAAAATACCGAATTTCAATTCTAATGGGGTATTAATAAATTATACAATAACCAAGAGAGAGTTAGTTGTTAATGGTATAACTAAAGTTTTTAAACGTGTTATTTCGGCAAATGATGTTAGACCTTTCTTCGAGTTATTTTTACCTGAAAAAAATGTTTTAGGTATAACAAGTGTACTGTTAAAAAATGGTACCGATTTTACGAATGTGCCAACAGCTGCGGAGTTTTTAGGTTTGGAAAATAGATGGTACGAGGTTGATGCTTTAGCTGAAGACAGAGTTTTCATCGAAGACCCAACTAAAGTTTCGGACCAACCTGGTATTAAAGTTGGAAGATACATTCAGACAAGTAATAGATTTATTTCTGAGTTCACACCTGAGGGATTCAAAAAAATGACATTTGGTGGAGGAAGTACTTCTGCACAAGAACAATTGAATGCTTTCACAAATTTGGGGATTCCATTAACAATAAATAACTATTTCAATAACTTTGCATTAGGTTCAACTTTAACACCGAACTCAACATTGTTTGTTCAATATAGAATCGGTGGTGGCCTTGCAACTAACTTGGGTACAAATGTAATTAATCAAGTAGGTACAGTAAATTTCTATGTTAATGGACCTTCAGAGATTACAAACTCTTCAGTCATCAATTCATTAAGGTGTGTGAATATCACTGCAGCAATCGGAGGTGCAAATGCACCAAACGTTGAAGAGGTTAGAAATTATGTATCATTCAATTTCGCAGCACAAAAAAGGGCAGTCACAGTTCAAGACTACGAGGCAATTATTAGGAATATGCCGCCTGAGTTTGGCTCGCCAGCAAAGGTTTCGATAACAGAGAATAATAATAAAATTATAGTTCAAATTTTATCATACGATAGTTCAGGTAAATTGACCAATATTGTTTCAAACACTTTAAGACAAAATATTGCGGACTATCTTTCTAATTACAGAATGATGAATGATTATATTTCTATAACAACGGCACAAGTAATTGATTTGAGTATCGAAGTTTCAGTTGTTTTAGAGGCAACACAAAATTCGGGTCAAATTATAACAGACGTTGTAAATAAAGTTTCGGCATACCTCAATCCACAGATTAGAGAGTTAGGTCAAAATGTTTATCTTTCTGAACTCAAAAGTATCATACAAAATCAAGAAGGTGTAATTACTGTTACAGGATTAGATGCTTATAATCTTGTTGGAGGACAATATTCATCTGCAGAAACCTCTATGGCTTATGAGAATCCTGAAACAAGAAAAATACAACCTGTAGACGACACGTTGTTTGCAGAACCAAGTCAAGTATATCAAGTTAGATATCCGACAAGAGACATCAAAGTTAGTGTCAAGAACTTCCAGTCTTCAACCTTCTCTTAATAGGTTTATTTATTTTCTATCCCATTTAGATTTAAGTTGGTAAGTTTTTAAAAATTTGCCCTAAACTATTTATAGATTAAAGGTCTAATGGGTCAAAGCTATCGCATACGAACTGAGCTTGGGATAAATAAATCCATCAATGTTGAACTTAACCAAGATTTTGAGTTTTTAGAAATACTTTCACTTAAGATACAACAAGCGGATGTTTATACACGTTCGTGTGCGGATTATGGTGTTGTTGTAGGTAGAGTAACTGCAAACAACGGTTTGGGTATTCCAAATGCGAAAGTTTCTGTTTTTATACCTGTAGAGGAAGAAGATTTATTAGACGACACAATTAATACGATTTATCCTTACAGAACTATTGATGAAAAAAATGAAGATGGGTACAGATACAATCTTCTTCCATACGAAAAGTCATATAGTAAGCACGCTGCAACGGGTACTTTTCCAAGTTCAAGAGATGTTTTGACTAACTCGGTTGCTTCAAAGATATACGAAAAATATTTTAAATTTACTGTCAAGACCAATGAGAGCGGAGACTACATGATATTTGGAGTTCCTTTAGGATTCCAAAGACTTGTTATGGATGTTGATTTGTCGGACATGGGTGAATTCTCACTTACACCACAAGATTTAATAAGAATTGGAAGAGCAACAGAAAATCAAGTTAGTGGAAACGAGTTCAGGACTTCGACCGATTTAAATTCTTTACCACAAATTGTTAGAATAACGAAAATAGCAGAAATATCTCCTTTATGGGGTGAACCTGAAATTTGTCAAATTGCGGTCAACAGAGTTGATTTTGATTTGAGAGATGATGCCAACATAGATATTCAACCTACATCTGTCTTTATGGGGTCGATGTTTTCGACTGCAGATAAGTTTAGGTTGAGAAAAAATTGCAAACCAAGAGATAATATGGGTAATCTTTGTGACTTGGTGTCAGGACCAGGACAAATTTTAGCTATTAGGCAAACAATCAGACAAGATACAAACGGAAACCCAATATTAGAGCAATATCAGTTAGAACAATCTGGAAATGTAATTGATGAAGATGGAACATGGTTGACTGAATTACCGATGAACTTGGATTATATCATTACCAATGAGTTTGGAGAAAGAGTTATATCATTTGACCCGAATGTGGGAGTTCCAACAAAGGCTAAGTATAGATTTAAAATTAAGTGGCAACAATCGAGAGAACTCACTGCTCAAGTTAGAAGACCTTATTATTTAGTTCCCAATATTAGAGAATATGGATGGACTCAAAATCCAAACGATGACCCTTCAGATGACCCAATAAATAGTGACAGATACAAACAACAACGTAGTTCTTATTATTTCGGGTTGGATTGGACTGGTTATACTGAAGGACTATCAACATTACAAGCAAACAATAAAATAGATTCAATAGTTAATTGTGAGGATACTTTTTATGAATTCAATTTCAACAGAGTTTACACTGTTGCAAGTTTGATAGACCAATATAAACAAGGAGGTAGAGCTAGATTCATAGGTATTAAAGAAATTGATGATGATAGTTGTGCGAGTACTGTAAATAAATTTCCCGTTAATGAGGGATTTAAAAATTTTGATTTTTTATACTTTTTATTCTCGTTAATTTTTCAGAACCTCCAATTTATTGGGTTAGCCTTTTTATTAGTTGCACATTTTACCGTAGGATTGATTTATCAGATAATAAATGGTATCAGGATATTAACTTTTCGAAAACCCAAGAAAGGGGGATTACCAATAAGATTACCTATGGTAACTTATCCAAATTGTGATGCTTGTGAGTGTAGACCCGCAAGTACAGATGGATTAGGTGTTGTCATATCTTCGGAAGGTCAATTATCACCTCTCTCTGACCCAAACAGATATTATGAGGCTTGGTACAGTAAATTAATCGGTGTTTCAGGTGCAGATACGGGTAATTCGACGGCAATCGCCGACATATACTCACAAGCAACTGGAGGTAATATTGATAGCACCGAACAGTCAGTTTACAAAATACTTTACTCTAACGTTCAAGAGGGTGAGGATGATAAATTTAGGGCATATAGTCTTGATTTACCGTTTGGAGAAAGAATAAATATTTTCAATAGTAGAGTGTCATATTTTTCAAACCTTAACAGGGTTAAAGTTAGTTTTGCTGTTGACCATTCAAACAACACGTCGACATTTCATTTGGATAATACCTTAACAGTTTTAACAACAAATCCATATGATGCTGGGACAATTCTTACAACAGTAGACCCACAAACCTCTTTGGACCCTAATTTTAATTTCACAGGAGTTACTGGTGATTTTGGCATAACAGGTAATACCATCTTAGGACCGAATACAATAAACGTTCGATATGCAAACCCTTCAAATCAACTACAAGAGATAACAACAAGTTATAATTTAC